TAATAGGAGATGGTGGAATCGTAGGGAGTTACCGTCTTGGGACCGAAGTAGACGGTCCAATAAGCTTCGTTTGGAGTTCCGGGAGTAATACCGGCGGGCACATATTGAGCGGCGAAGTAGAATGTCCCACCAGAAGAAACGATCGATCCCTGAGGATAGGTGTCGGCAGAATTATACGCCCCCGGAATGAGAAACATGGTCGTGGTATCGACCGCCCTTAAGGCTACTTTCCTGACAGCGAAGCGCCACACGTTGCGGCGAAGCTCGGAGATTCTAAGCTTGTCGTAGTTCGCATTGACGTAATACGCGCCCTTGGCGTCGTCGGTGAACGTCAGGATGTGAGGAACACCGCAGTGATCCAGAGCCCGGTTGCCGATGTCCAGGGGGACTAGATATTCGGCCACGGACTACTCCTCAGGAACGCGAGTGACTTCCCACGATATTGCGGCTGTCGTGCTGCCAGAGATCGTCACCTGATACGTCCCTGGCGGAAGGTCTAAAACGCTAAGCCCATTTACCGTCAGGCCAGTGGCGCAATTCAGGAGGGTGAGCCCGTCAGGCCCAACCCTCTGAAGGGTCGCGGTTCCAGAGTTGAACGTCCCAACAGCGGTAAACTGATACTTGCCCCCCATTAAACTGAACTGGGAGGAGGTCGACGTTGCTAGCGTCTTTGGGTTTGGGGCTCCTGAGAAGCTTTCATGCGCTCGCATTACAGCTCCTTGAAGTTAACCGGACCGTAGTTCTGGTCGTTGACGAAGTAGTCGAACTTTTCGAGCGCAAGGAAGAGTTGCTTCAGGCTGGTGATGTTCGAGGTATTCACCCGAAGCTCAATATCCCCGGTTCCAGGAGCCGCCGATCCGACCGCGATGTTCTCAGGGTTGTTGTCTTCGACCTGTGCTGCCGTCAGACTGAGCGAAACATTGGCCATGACTACTCCTTAATTCGTCAATCCCGCGACTGCCGCCGCACGGTTGAGCATGTCGGCAAAGGCTGCACGCAGTTGAGACATGCTGGTGATATTCGTGGTCCCGAAGTCGATCAGGATGTCCGGGAGATTGAGGACGGGCTGGGCGGCAATCGTGGACTGAACCGTTGAAAACTGGGTCGACACCTTCACACCCAATGAAACCTCGCTGGAGATACCCGTCGAAGCTGCGGTTCCGGCACTCAGCATCGAAGACGTGCCGGTGTTGATGACCGTCTGGCGGCTAAGGGCCGTAGAGGCTCCGGTGGAAACTACCGTCGCGATGGAAACACCCGAAGATACCCCGGACGATACAGCCGTAATCACAGACTGAACCGTCGACATTCCCACAGTCGCAGTCGAAAGCGACGAGGAGAAGGTGAGCCAGATGCTATTCTCGGTCGAGACGTTCGCCTGAGTCGAGGTCGTGGTGGTGTTCGCCTGCGCCGTGGAAAGAAGCGTGGCAATCGATGTTACCGACGAAAGTAGCGTCGACAGCGAAGTAGTGGCGGATAGAGCCGTGCTCTGAAGAGTAGAGGTCGAATTGACGATCGACGCCTGAGTAGAGGTATTGACCGCCTGACTGACGTGCGTGGACTGCGCCGTCGAGAGAAGCGTCGAGACCGAGAGGTCCAGACTAAGGTCTGTTGAAACGACACTGGAAACCGATGTGGCCGCCGACAGGACAGCCGAGTTGGAAGTCCCCAAGGAAGTCGCGGCAGAGGTAATCGCGGAAGTCGAGACGACATTCGACACAACCACGAGAGACGACAGCAGCGAGGAAATCTGCGTCGAATTGAGGGTCGCAATCGAAGTGACAGCAGAAACGCCAGTCGATGACGAAGAGTCCGCCGACACGTTGCTGGAGATCGCAGTCTGAAGCGCCGATACCTGGCTTGCCGCCGTGGATGCCCCAGTCGAGGTCGTGTTGAGGTTTCCGAGCGCAGTCGAGACGCCGGTATTCGCCAAGGTGACTTGGGAAAGAACCGTCGACACCCCGACCGTGGCAGTCGACAGTGACGTGGAAAGGCTGGTGAAGGCACTAAGCCCCGACGAGACGTGAGCGCTCGTTGGCGAGGCTCCGTCCGCCACCATCGTTGAAATGGCAGTGGAGAACAGAACGGCGGTAGACGTGGTTCCCGAAAGGACTGTGCTTTCGCTAGTCGCACCCGAGAGGGCCGTCGAAACCACAAGGCCCGCCGAAGTAGCCGACGACAAAGCGGTAGAGGTCGCGGTCCCCAAAGAGGTCTGGGTCGAAAGCGCCGTGCTCGAAGAGGTCGACAGTGCCGTATTCAACGACAGGTTATTCGAGACCTGCGTGGTCTGCGATGTCTGGGCCGACAGGAGGCTGGAGGTCGTGCTCGATACCGACGCATCTGAGGCAACGACCGTGGAAATGCCGCTCGTGTTGGTCAGGCCCGCCGGATCGGCTCCGTAGAGGACGTGCGTTTTCGGATTGGAATCGAGGTCCCTAACCGCGCCCCCAAGAGTTCCGGCAATTGCAATACGAACGGCCATCCAGGTTCCCTCAAAGTTTGGCCGCTATTACCGGGAGGACAATGGCGGCCCGGAACCGTCACCGGCCCCGATAGGTTAGTTCACAGTCGAGACGTTCAGGACCACATTTCCCGCAGTCGCAGTGCCCGATGCAACCTGATGGACCGCAAGGACGAGATCGATGTAGCCGCCCGGATCGCTCGTCAGTCCGACCTGTTGCCACAGGGGGGAGGTCCTGAGGTTAGCATCCAGATTGCTGAGCGCGTTGATGTCCGAACCAGCCGAGGATTGGCCGAACGCCTGAGCGGCTACAAAGCAGTTGGTCGAGATCGACGTGCCCTGAAGCGAAGGCGGGGTCCCATCGATCGTCGAGTCCGAATAGTAAGCCCCAAGGTCCACCTGAAGGCCGGTCGAAGAGTCGAGACCGGACTTGGTGAACAGGCGAGCAGACTTGATGATGCTCTGCGTCGACAGGCGAACCATCTTGTAAGTCGAGCTTGTTGAAGCCAGACCGCCCGTGGTCATGGTGACGTAATCGCTGTGATCGTTGAGCCGACCAGCAGCACCCACGCCCTCGGTGAGGCCATTCGATGCAGTGGCGTTTTGCGGTGCCGCGTCGAGGTTCGTGATCGAGGCAGATTTGACGGTATCAGCAGCCATTATTCACTCCTCACGGGGTAATGTCAGCGCCGGTCGAATCCGCGCACTGGACCTGGATGACCTTGCCGGGCTGGGTCCGGGTCGCTCCGAACGAAGTCTGGGTGTAGATCTGATAGGGATGGCCAGAGAGGTCGTTGCGCTGGCTGGCGATGTTGGTCATGTCGCGCCAGATGCCGAGATACATGCCCGACTTGCTGAACGCGATGCAGTTGCGGATGCTCGAAGCAACCTGAAGACGCTCGGAAACGACAATATCGAACCCGAGGAAGCGGGTGATCTTGCCATCCACGAGAACCGGGCGGTCGTTGAACTCGGTCGAGACCACCTGAACCTGCTTGAGAAGATCGGCTTCCTGAGTGGAACCGATAACCAGGCAGAGAGGATCGGTGTCGATGTCGACGTGGTAGTGGCGGAAGGTCCGCTTCACTTCGATGAGCTTGGCAACCGTCAGACCAACCGACGTGCCCCCCGCTCCGAAGGTGTTGACCACCGCGAACCCGGCATTGCCTACCGTGGTTGCGTTATTGAACGTCTCTGCGGTCAGGGACGCGGCGTCCTGCCCGGTCTGCGATGTCGCAAAGGCGTTGGAGATGATGCAATCGTCCCATGCGCGTCCGACTGCCATCGCGGCGTTGTCGGAATACTGCGACTTGGGATCGACAATCGTCTTCAGCTCATCGAAGCTGTCGATCTGCTGCGCGATTTCGCCGTCCTGCGGGAATACCCAGCGGCGGGTGAAATCGACTTCGGTGCGCTGGATCGGAGCATAGCGGCCCGCTGGCGCTTTAAGCTGGATCGCGGCGACCTGATTGACCGGCGAGGCCATCTTGCCGACGTGGAAACCTTCGCGGACCTTGCCGCGCAGTTTCGACCCCATCTGCTGAAGCTTCAGCTCCAGAACGGTCGTGAACTGGGTTGTGTAAAGTTGATAGAGACCGGTGTCAGCCACGGGGCAGCTCCAAAGTTACTAAGTTTGGAGGCCGTGTCCGGGAACCGGGGACCGTTCTGAATAGTTGTGGGCCTTTCGGAGTGCCACAACTTTCAGAGTTCAGAAAATTACATAGTCGAAACTATGTGTCAAGCCGAATTTAAGCGGCCATTACTTTCTCTATGAGTTGCGAATACTTCTTCTGATTGTCGTTGTTGCCGATATGGTAAGTCCAGATGGCTTCGAGGTCCTGGTCTCTCATGCCATTATGGTTGGCGAGGGCGTCTAGAAGTACCTCACCGCCTGCAATTGGGTCGAAGTCAGGGTAGTAGTATCCGGCTTCCTTGATCCGCGAGGAGTTGTGGACCAGGGGGTAGCCGAGAGATAACACATCCCAGTAGAGGTAGTTGAGATCGTTTTCCCATTGGTGGGTAATGACACAATCCACTTCGGTTCCCAGCATTGCGACGATGCCATGGCGGGCCTCCGCTGTAACCTTGTTTGCTTTTCCAAGACTTGTCCCGGCGACGAAGCTCTCGAAGTGCTGACGGCCCTTTAGGTGTTCGGTGCAGAACAGCATCATCCGGCGGATTTGATCCGGGGACTTCCTATGAGCTTCCTCGGCTACCAGAAGGGGAATGTGGAAGCTTTTGACCACGTTGATGTTGGGATCGAAGGTGGCGAGGCTCCACTTCTCCGGTCTTTTGAAATGCGGATCGATCCCCATTGAAACCTTGGCATGTTCAATTGCGGTAGGAGCCCAGATGTGCGGGGCTTCTTCGGCGGGACCGGAAAGGATTGAGGTCACAACCGCGTTGGTTTTCATGTGCTGGGGAGTGATCCAGACAGCATCAAACGGCTTTTGCGGGATGACACTACCCCGAGACGCGGCCTGACCTTCGAGGAACAGGCTCTCGAAGTTCATCACCATCATGTTGCCCGCCATGTAGCTGACGCGCTTGCCCTTGAACTTGTCGGTGAAGTCGAGTTCCAGACGAATCCCAAGCTCGATAATCACGTCCAGCTTAAGAGCGTCTTCGGCTTCGTTGATGGTGGGAATTTTGAAGCACTGCTCGATTGGGTGATGCGGCATTCCCCCGAATGGATAGCAAACCAGCGACACTTCCACGTTGGGAAGGTTCTGCATCAACAGCCCGAGATAGACGATGTTCTGGTAGATGCCGTTCGACCAGAGGACGGAAGGAACGTCCTTGGCGTGAGCGATCGTTATCCCGACCCTGACTTTCTTTTTACGCATTGCCGAAGGCCAGAGCGTGAAGGTCGTTCATCTCCCTGGCCTCTGCACTCCCCCCGGCAAGCCAGCGCTTGGTGAA